ATCTTGTAGAGCGCCAGTAATTTCATCGTCACCAAGTATTTTAGTTTCAAGATCATTAACTAAATTAGTGAACTTTTTATCTATCTCTACAAAAGCCTGACCTTTCTCGCCTTCTGGTAGGGTAATAGCATTTTGTATTTCTAAATACAATCCAGTAGGCTGTTTTCTTATGTCCGTTAAGTCTGGAACATGTGATTTTGTTTCTTGGTCATATTTCGTGCCATATGTTGCAGGCTTACCTATTATGGTTTTGAACTCATCAACTTGGTCCTTCATTACTCCGTTAACAGCAATATCAAAACCGGGTATATCTTCGTATTTTTTAAATAGGTTATCTAGCGCATCCTGCCTGTCTTCGCCAACCTGTTCGTACACTTCCGCTATTTCTCTATACAATCCACTAGCGGGTCTGTAATTAGGGCTAGTAGGATTGAAGTGATTTTCGGGACTACCAATAGCTAATGCCTGATCGTCTAAACGCCCTGTAAATTCGGTGATGTTATCGGCAACTTGTTCTTCTAAATCGTCGACTCTATAATCTAAAGTTTGAATATCACGGCCTTGTATTACAGCACTTTCCTGTAACTGCTGTATTTCGTAAAGGGCGCCTTTACCCTCTTTCTTTACTACTCTAGAGTTACGCGTTTGTTTGTCTAGGTCTAATATATTCCCGTTTTCATCCGTGTTAAGCATAAAACCGCGTGGGAAGTTTTTAGCGTATTCCTCATCCGGCTGATACTGTGCCTGCCACAGGAACGCGTTATAAGTATCTATCTCGCCGGGGTAATCGGTGACGGCTTCAAAGTATCCGGGATATTTCTCATAGTTGTCATCCGTTATAAGGTTTATATACCCATCACCATCTTTGTCAATCGTTCTCCAAGGGAATGTCCCCACTAAGTTATCGGGGATTTTCATGGGTCCATTATCACGAATATGGGCTTTTAAATCGTTTCTGCTTGTCTGGTAGTAGGTCTCCTCATTACCAAAAACGTTTTCTATAATATCTATCTGACCTTCTATACTAACGCCCAACTGCTCTAAATCTTGTTTTAAGCCGTCTAAAGACTCGTTTATGTTTCCTATAGCACCCGAACCACCAATAGCAGCGGCGAAATCATCAGATATTAAAAAGTCTTGGAGTGAGTCCCTTACAAGTGTTTTTGTTTCTTCTTCATCCATACTAGCGCTAGTTATGGCATTTACAAGCCCAGTGCTATCTAAGAAACTATTCACTGCTTCACTTATAGCAAAATCTACATCTTCCGCTGTTTGAAATTCTGTGAAGTCAGGTAACGCATCCAGTTCAGTTTGGAAATCTTCGGCGGTCACATAATCTTTGAGTGAAGCACTTATAGTACCAGCTACATCGTCTGCTGTTTGGAAATCACCAATAGCGGTATTAAAATCGTCGCTGTCTAAGAAATCTGCTAAACTACTAGCTATAAGAGTGTTTGCTTCGGTTTGGTCTAAACTATTTTCTTTGATTGTATCTACTAAGCGAGTGTCCTCTAGGAAGTTTGTTAGTGAAACACCTATAGCCCCTGTAATCTCTTCTTCGGTTGGGCCTACAGCATTTAAGAAATCGTCGCTTACTAAGAAATCCCCAAGTGCCCCAGATATTATGGTTGCTACTTCACTCGAATCAACCCCCACCATACTTTGGAAAAGGTCTCCCCTTACAAAATTACCAAACGCTTCATTTACTTCACCTACAGTCAACCCCGTATCAGGTAAAGCATCTTTAAACGCATCACTCTCTAGGAAGGTCTCTAGTGAAGTATCTACAACATCTTGCACTCCATCTTCATCTAAACCTGCTTCGGGAATTTCCGGTAGTGCGTTTATAAATTCTTCCGTTGCCAAGAAGTCGGAAAAAACCTGTTGTACAGCATCTTGATCTAACCCAGCTTCTGGTAAGTCTATAGTTTTTACATAGTCTATCAGTTGGGTTGCTATCGCAGTATTCACATCCTCTGATGTTACAGCATCAGGCAGTTCTAGGTCACTCGACTTAACGTAGTCTGTTAAAGAATCAGTTATAAGAGTCTTAACTGCATCTTCATCTTGCAAACCGGTTACATCAGGAATTATTGCTGTAAGTGCTTCGGACGTTGTGAAATTTGCTAATGATGTGGTAATTAGAGTAGAAACATCACTTACTGTTTGGAAATCAGAAGTGTCATCTGCAGTTATAAAATCAGAAGTGTCATCTGCAGTTATAAAATCAGAAGTGCTAGGCAAAGCGTTTTTAAAATCTTCCGACTCTATAAAGGCTGTAAGTAACGCCGATACGTCATCTGCATTGTCTACATCTACGAACGTACCATCTTCTTTTAGCTTGGTAACTATACTTTCGGTAAGAGTAGATATATTTTCATCCGCGGCAAACGCATTAGCAACTTCAGTCGCAATTAATCCTTCTGCACCTGCAAGGCCGTCGTACTTCACACTAAGGGCAGCTATTGCTTCGGTTGCAGTAACTCCTTGTTCTTTTAGCGTTGTGATGTCTGCTTTTATTGTTTCTGCTTCGCTGGCGTCCACGAGAGAATCTCCTACAAAAGTGTCTAATATGCCTGTTTGGTTGGGAGTATGTTCTACCTCTTGGGTATTTACCTTATATTCATACTCTTCTAAAGCATTTCGTTCAAATATGTTAAGACCTCTTTTGTAAGTCTCAACGTCTTCATTAGTTAGGGAACCATCTTCATCATAGTCAAATACTGACGCTTGGCCCCCTTGTTCAGCAATAGCGTACATCCGTTGTATTATGTCGTAATGATGCTGTGGTGTCGGTCTGTCTGAATATGTATCCTGTATATCATCAGGATTAGCTAACTGGTAAGCATCTGCAAGTTGCTGGTCAAAGTCTGCCTCATTAAAGTCATCCGTGTCACTAGGCAAGTTAATAGCGAAATTAATTGCATCTTTACTTGGGTTCTCTATACCCATCTTAACATACGACTCAATAGCTTCTGTAGTACTTATGTAGCTAGAGTCATCTGTAGCATTTAGTAAGTCGTTACCGGCATTAAACCCAGCCATACCTAAATCGTTTGCTATGCTATTTACTGCTTCTACATCCCCACTGTTTATGGCTTCCTGCAACTCAGGATTTTGACTTATAGCTAAGTGTACTAGGGGGTTATTAGATTCGGCATTCGTAGTAAAGCCGCCCGCAGGACCGCTACCACTAGGCCCACCGGCTTGGTCAATTACCCCGTTAATAGCTAATATAGGTCCGGTAGTTCCAGCTGATGCTATCATTGACAACACAACATTTGAAGCCATCTCACCACCAAAATCTCTATCCGGGTCCATAGTTGCTAGAGAAGTTTCCTTAATATATGTGGACGCAGCGGCTTCAGCACCTTCCGCCCCAGTTTCTTTAAGAACTACAACCCCGTTTTTAACAAGTAACCCACCTAGATCATCGGAAACATTTTTAGCGCCTCTTTCCGCTAACACATCTGTAGCTTCTCCCAGCGCACCTTTAAAAATAGTCCCCTCTAACGCCTGACTACCCCCTGACAGTATGCCTACCATCATTGCAGCTGTAGCACCTACTTTTATAGACAGCCCCGCTGCATACTCCCCAGCATAAGCCTCTAACTCTGCGCCACTTAATCCAAGTGCGTCTCTACCATAAGTCTCTGCAGTTGAGTAAGCGTCTTCATAAGTCTCCATGACCCCACCACCAGCAGCTTCCACCATATCTGTAGCCAAGCCTGTCTTTAGTGCCGCCTTAGAAGCCATCATGTTGGCCGCTTCCTCTGTAAGATCTTTTACCGCTGCAAGACCCCCCGCTTTAACTGCAGCAAAAGTAACTCCGCCAAGAGCTAGTGGGATTAATTCACTTACGACCTCTACACCCACAAACTCTACTAAGAAAGTAGTCGGGTGAGCTACAAACTCGCCGAATATGGCTTTTGTAGTGCCCATAAACCCTTCAGCTTCATCTATGTTTTTCATCATTACTTTGAAGGTATCTTGGTGATCTTGAGACATGTACCCCATAGCCATACCTTGTATAGCATCTAGGTTTTTGGACATTTGATTTTCCATAGAGAAGTCTATGTTTTTAATGGCCGCATCATACACTAAATCATAAGTTGCTTGAGCTTCCTCCTCACCAGCCCCCGCTAACAATAACGCATTCTTAGCCTGAACAGCATCTCTTCTGGCATTACCTATTTGTGCGTTAGTGGATATACTCATAGCAAAACTGTTAAACGCTCCGGCTACTTCAGTAACCCCACGAACTGCTACAGAGAGGGCAGCCGCTTCTTTACCCGAGGCATTAGCATATTCTTCGTCGTAGGCTGCCTGAGCATCCTCATCATTACCACCGCTAAGTTTCACGTTGTCATAAGCACGTTGCGCCTGCTTCTTAACGCCAGCCTCTGCTTCGTGGTCAAGTATTCCTTTTATGGTCCTATAAACCCACGAAGTTTCACCTTCCTTTAGAGGCTCTTGCCCGTTTGCTTCGCGTACGTTGTTTTCTGCAATCCTAGCTTCTTCTGGCGGTAATACTCCCAACACCTGTAGGTATGCAGTTGGATCATACTTAGCTGTCTCTTGTAAAGTTAGCCCCGCAGGACGCTCTGAAACGGTTAGTTGAGAGCCCCCCTCAACACCTTGATATTGCACTAGGGTAGTAGGTTGTATCCACTTTTTAGACCCGTCAGGTAGTGTTACAAGTCTTAACTGGTTAGTAGCTAGGGCATTAAGTACAGTGGCACGCTGCTCGGGATCGTCCTCAAAAAGACCTAACACATCAGATACTATATTAGTGTAGCCCTGTGTTGCTAATATATAGTTTACCTCTGGTATGCTAAGTAACGGCGAATCTTCCGGAGTAAATGCAGTGGATACAAGCGTGGCAGGGTCGTAATTGAAATTTATGCTAGAATCTGGATCTTGAGCGGTTTGTAAAAACTTTAGTGTGGTGGCTGAACCCGCTGACTCTCCCTGAGCTTCTGCTTGCGCAAGTATACTATTAAATACTGCGGCTCTTTGTCCGTCTGTTAACTTACTAACGTCTATACCCGACTGCTGTAACGCAAAGTCTGTTTGGTCCGACACTGCGGCATACAGCAACGATTTATATTGAGTTTCGCTTACAGGAACTCCTTCAAATATACCAACACTTAAATAATGTTCGTGAGCATCTTCTACAGGTATACCATTGGCTGCTGCGTATTCTTCAGCCCCCCGCCAGTAGCCGTTTATATCTACTATCGAAGCATCTAATACGTTACCAAAGAAAGGATTTAACGCATCATCTCTAAGCTGTATTTCGGCGCTTAACTCGCCTGTTGCGGTGTTGTATATTGAATTTTGGACTTCATGCTGCCCTGCTAAGCGAAGAACATTACTGTTTATATCATCTAAAGCTAATGTATCTAAAGTCGTTTGCACGCTATCTGCTTCTATAGCATCGTAATATGCTTGCTTATCTCCTTCAGAAGCGCCGGGAGCATTAGCGGCTATTCTTTTTGTTTCTATGTCTTGCTTCCTAGCTTCCTGTAGTCCCTGTATTTCAGTTATCTTAGCTATTTCAGCGTCAATTTCTTTATCTAGTTTATCCCTTTCAGCTGCCGCATTTTTCGCATCCTTGTATTTTGTTGTAGCTCTTTCCGTAGTCTCAGATACAGTCTGTTTAACCTCGTCCCAACCCATAGATACCGAGTTTTTAAGGTGAGTTACTACAGCATCACCTATAGTATTTAAGAAAGCACTTTCAATATTGCCTCCCTGCATAGCGGCATTTAGACTGCTGCGTAGTGCTACAGTAAACAATTCGGGAGTTATCGTGTTTACTAGGTTGGAGTCTTTAAATGCTTCGTTTACTCTCTCAGCAACTACTAATTCCCTACTAATTATGCGGGCTTTATTCGCATCAGTAAGCTCCCCCGTCACAACCAAAGTGCCAAAAGACTCTTCTAGAATGTTTTTAAGGTCATTCGGCAGCTCATCTACCGCAATACCCATAAGGTTAGCTGTACCCTCCACCATCTCATCAATTCTTTCCAAGGTGCCTTCAGGAAGTTCATCTGCAAAAACTGTACCCATACCCACAAATTTAGACATTGCACCCTTTACAGAGTCAGATATAGGTTCTATAACGGAAGTGTCTATATTTTCACCTATAGTTCTTATTTCACCCTCTAACTTGTCAAACGCAACTTTCATCCCTTCTGTTGTGTCAAGCAAGAAATCTGTGCTTCCTTCCGGAAGCTGTTCTCTTACTAGATCTATTAGGGGTTGTATTGCTTCATCGTCTATCACCTTGCCAACTTGAGATGCGGCTTCTTTTAAATCATTAATAGCTTCGCCAAAAAAGTTATTGAACTCTCCGCTTATATTATTTTCGTCAAAAAAGTTAGATACAACGTCCCCAGCCTTTTCTCCAACGAAACTTGCCGCTTCTTTATTTAGGGCATCCGTAAAACTGTCACCATCCGCAACGTCTACTACTATTTGAGAAACAGAATCCATTACATAGTCTGGAACTGAACTAGTGTCTACTCCTAAATACTCAAACCCACTAGCGAGGTAGTCTGCACCAAAGCCACCCATTATGGCGCTTCCTATGTTTTCCCCAGAGCCAAGAGCATTTATAAGTGTTACAGTTTGGCGAGCAGTCAGGCCAAATAATCCTACCCCCGCGGCAGTAGCTACGGCAACTTGATTACCCACAGCTAAAGCTGCATTCACAGCAACTGTTCCGGTTACGCCAAGTTTTTCAAGCCTACTGATTTCCTCAGCATAGGCAAGGTCTCCTGCTTTCTCCGCTTCTTCAGCACCGGCGGGCATTTTTAACTTACCATCAATTTGTAGTGCTGCTATTACAGCCTGAGCGTAGTCTTCTCCTTTTAATGTCCTACCGTCTCCCAAAAGACTATTAAGGCCTTTAAGGCCAACAAGGATCAAGGTAGCTATAGGACTAAACGAAGCGGCAATGTTTAGTATGGGGTTATCTAACCCTTTTTCAAGAGTACCAACACGTCTAGGCTGCGACACCCAAACCATAGAGTATGACCCAGTAGGAGCTTCACCGCCCGTAATGTCGATTAGAAACCCGTCACCCGCATTACTCTTGCCCGGGTTGGCATACTCACTGTAATCCGGCATTTCACCATCAAAATAGTAAGTATGGTTTAGTACCCAATCCGCTCCTTGAATTTGATTATGGCCGTCCATCACGAACTCATCGCCAAACTGTGCGCCACCCTTCATATATAGCTTAGAAGAGTCATACCACAAGTCCATGTCTCCCATCATTTCATCTATGACTTCAGAGTCTGCTTCTACGTATAAGGGCATCTCTAATCGCTGAAGTTCTTTACCCCAATCCGCTAGTTGTTTATTAAACGACCATTCATGCCTAGGCATCATATACTCAGCGTCGTGCGGTATACCTCCCGCCCAGTAAAGTTGTCCATTTGCAAAGTATGAATTATTAGTTGAACTGGATGAATACTCCATTCCGAACCGCCAAGTTTCGGTGGTATACTTCCATAAATCATCTGACTGTTCGTAGTTGATTCTGTTGCGCCAAGCATCTTGCGCTAATGTAAACTTGTTCTCCTCTGCTATATTCCCTAGGGTAGTGCCTTCCCCAAAGTTATCTTGTTTATCGGGTAGCTCATAGAAATATTCTTCTACAGAATCTAGGGTGTACAATCTTGCTATATCATCAACAGTTAAACTATCAGGGTCTTCCTGATATTTCCTAGCTGCAGTTGCCAACATGTGCATAGCACCGTACGCCGGCTCTACTTCATCCGCCCAAGCCGCCAGCTGATCAGCGGGGATGTCTTTTAACGAACCGTATTCCTGTATGTCAGCCGTGGTAAACGACTTTTTTAGCTGGTCAGTAACACCGGATGGGTTAAGTGCATGTTTTGGTACTTTCTCCCATGTGGATTCCCATTCTTCTGGTATACTTCTAAACTGTCTTTGTGCATGCTCCTCACCAAATAAAAGTGCTAAGCTGTAGTATCCCGCCGCCATTTCCTCAGCAGTAGGTATAGAATCAACGCCAACAACCCACTCCGCAGGTAGCGGTTCTTCTGGACGCCATGCAGGATTTTTAACCCCCGCCACCGTTATTGCTAAGTCAGGATCATTAGGCATACGAAGTTCAAACATATCGCGTAGCGTTATGTATTCTAGAGTCTCCGGGTCAATACCTAGTGTTATGTCTGTATCTTCTAGCTCTAAGCCCCCATACATTCCTCTTCTAGCGGTAGCCGTAGTATTTGAAGCCAACCAGCTCTCCGCGGCCCGTCTTCCTGTTCCGTTTGCGTAAGTCTTAGCCTCGTCCTCATATCCGTCAACAACTAAGCCCTCTTCCCATCGAGGGTCATACCATACTGTTTTTTCTAACTCACTTTCATACCCACCAGACATTATGGATTGGTAGCCGGCAATAAGTTCTTCAGTCGTTAAGGGTCTAGAATATCCTTGGTAGTGCACGGTGTAAGGGTTTGCATTAGTAAACGCTAACTGGGGGGCGCCATCATTGGAAAACCCCGAAAGCTGATACCCTAATACAGCGCCACCTTCAACCTCGAAATTGTCATTGACTGTCAGCCCCGTATATATTTTTGCTAACCTATTATCAAGCTGTATACGTTCGTCGTAACTAAAATCTGACCCATCGGCTTTGACCTTTTCCGTTAGATCAGTACCCCGCATTCCTAGGGTATATCTCCGAAAGAGTAGCCCATCAGATAGGGCATCAAGTTCGCCATTGCCTACTAAGTCGAATAAATCGAAAAGTATAGGGTTTTTTTCTTTGTTAGTTACTTCATCGAGGTATTGTTCTATTTCTTCTGTACTACGAACGCCCTCCTTATCTGGTACTAGACCCTCGACTAAAGCATCTCCCCTTTGCTCTGATAGGTATCCGTAGAACAACTGGGCATCTTTTTCGTCTATAACACCATCACGGTTTATATCAAAAGGGCTATAAGCAGTTTTGTTATTATCTTCAGCCATGAATCAGCCTTATAGTGAAGCGATTATGAATGCTAGTAATTCGGGATACCGAACACCGCGTCTTGTTACCTCTGTAGCTGTAACACCTTCTGGTATGTGTGCCTGCTCATTGTAGACTTCTTTTTTTGTTTTTGTGACCCCATCTTCATCAGTCTGAGTCACATCAGCTTCCCACCAAGTAGTGCTTATAAACATAGCGTACCTGCCAGCGTCTAAACCCTCAGCAGTAAAAGCCGCATCAAGGTCTTGAGCAATAATACCAAAGTGTATTCTAGCACTATCACCGTTTTCTGCAACTGAATCTATCCATCTAAACTTACGTAGTAAGCCTTTTGCAGCTAAAGCTACTCTTTTTTCTGCGTCAGATAGTTCTTCTATGTCTTGTTTTAAGTTTCCGTCTGAAGTTTGTATTGTACCATTAGTGGCATACACGTCGTCGAACCTAACATTCGTGCTACCTAGATCTACAGCATTATCTTTATAATCTCCAATTTCGTCACAGGGCTGAACAATATGACTAGAAAACTGTGTAGTTGCTAGAAGCCCACATCCGGGGCCAGCAAAGAATGTACCACTACCATAAGCAACATTAGTGTACCCAAGACTACCTCTAAGGTTAGAACTTACGTAAAATGTTATCATGCGCCCATCAGCACTACTACTACTGTTGTTGTTAGTCATTCTAAACAACTCGCCTTCTTCAGACGTTTTATACCCACTTATCAAAAAGTCGTGGCTTAACGTAGATGTACCAATACTTAACTGATCTACACTATGTATATCTTTGTTATTTGCATCTAAATTACCTCCTAATTGAGGCGTTGTGTCATCAACTACTGCAGATATACCGCTTGATACTTGTGCCCAAGTCAGACCCCCTGTGTTACCTGATTGCGCAGACAAGAAATAACCATTAACCGGAGCATTGGATACTTTAAGATTAGCTTCGTCTACTATATTGTCCGCAATAGTTAAGGCTGTAGCTCCTGTAACTTCACCTGTATGTGTAGCATTAGTTACTTTGGCTGTGTTGGCTGTAATAGCTGAGTTTATTGAATCTGCAAGTTTTGCATCTGTTACTGCATCATCAGCTATCTTTGCGGTGGTTACATTTGCATCAGCTATTCTTGCTGTAACTACAGCGCCATCTGCAATAGTTAAGGCTGTAGCTCCTGTAACTTCACCTGTATGTGTAGCATTAGTCACTTTGGCTGTGTTGGCTGTAATAGCTGAGTTTATTGAATCTGCAAGTTTTGCATCTGTTACTGCATCATCAGCTATCTGCGCAGTGGCAATAGTGCCCACAAGGCTAGACGTAGGGTATCCAGTGGCATCTACTAGGTTAAACGCAGGTCTAGCATCAACACCACCCAATGCTAACGTAACACCCCCAAAAGATACTGTAGAATTTTCTAGTTTACTGTTAGGTATAGAGCCATCAATTATGTCACTGGTATCAAACTGCAACGCCTTTGAAAGCGCTTCGTCTATATTAGCAAAGTAAAATTTAAGCACATTATCTTTTTGTGCTTCGTAAACAGCGCTGTAGGTTATTGGTGGTTGTGGTAAAGCTGGCGCATGAAATAACTTATTGGTATTCCTTATTTTTGTAGCCATTACTAGCCTCGTCTACCGTCTGGACGCATGTTTAGTCGTAACGTACCTAACTGCCATTTTACCCCTAGAGTATCTGATTCTACCTTTATAGCTATTTGCCTACCACGAACACGTACGTCTAGTTGTTTTGTATACTGATCTACGGAATTTGTTGTTACCACTACGCCATCACTGTTACCCCCTTCAGACAAAGGATCATTATTAGCAGCGCCAGACTCACTAGCTCCCAATATAGATAGCGTAGTAGATATGTCGCCATCAGAAGCGGAACCCAAAAATTGAACGTCTGGTATGACCCTATCTACAAAAGTAAAACTATTGCCCGACTCTATGCCAAACTGGCCAGAGGTTATAAAAGCAGTTATGGGTGCAGTCTGTACATCTTGGTTATTATCTAACCCATTCTCATGCTCTACCAAGTTATAACTTTCGGTTGCTGCCAAAGGAAAATCGTTTATTGTAGAGTCTAACCAAGCACTACGATCCATAGTGCCATAATACCAAACGTCTTCTAAGTAGTTGTACACTACATACTTATTAGGCGCAACACGTTCCTCAGAACAATAGAACCACCACACTTCATGGTACTCTTCTAAAGTACCCGCGAATACCTGACCATATTGACCTTGTTCTAAATCATCAAATATATATTTTCTTACATCACATCTTAAAGGCTGTACCGTACCATCGTACTTATAAAACTTTTCTTTGCCCATCCAGTACGTTACTCCGTTGGCGTACGCAGCGGCCTTCGATGAAGCTACTGATATGTTCGACCCAACCAACTGAGAACCCCATACTATGGGAGCACCAACATACTGTAACGAATATACAGAAGAATCGGTGAAAACCAATATTTCTTGTCGTGACTGGATTGCAGTCATTATTTTTGTGCCTTGGGATAACTGCAAGTCTCCTGCTTGGTTAGTTGAACGTGGTCGCCAGTCAAACATATCTTCTTGATCTGACCAACGTATTAACATTGGATTCTTTGTTTCTGTGTCGTCACCAAAAGCATTACAACCAAAACAAAATACAAATCTACTAGCATCTGATACTAATAACATATCTTGTACGACAGGAACCTCTGCAGAGACTTCATATTGTGCGGTAACTGAACTACCCCCACCAGTGCCAGTAGCATCAGCGTTTGTCGCAGTAGTTATAGTAAACGTGTTCGCTGCAGTATCAACGGTTTGTATTTTAAATCTACCATTAAGAGCCACATTGTTTAGTGGCGTTGTTGCATTTGCAAATGTGACATGTTGTCCCGATTCATACACCCTACTTAGCGTAGCGTCTGTTACTGTAACTGTAGGAGACCCACTCACCGTAGCGAAAGGATTTGCAGCTAGCGACACGGCTGCCCCGTTATTTACATTTTTAACCGCCTGCAATCGAGTGGCTGTTTTATTCGCATCATCAAAAGTTACTGACCCTGTATCCCAATAATATAACTCTCCACCACGCGGCCCTACTATAAGGTCTTCACCGAAGTTTGCTTGGTTCCACGTACGTAAGTCTTCTGCACCACCAGCACCTTGGTTAAAGCCCCCACTATTCCATGCCAACGAACTCCAACCTTGTGTAGGAACTACTAAAGATGGCCCTATATTTAGTTGATATGTAGCAACCACGGCATTGTTAGTCACACCGCCAGTGCCATCTCCGTTAGCTGTAGTAGCTACCTCTATCTTATACGAATTAGCATCTACTATCTCTGTTATAACATGCTCTTTATTCAAGTCAGTTATAGGTACATTATTTATAGGGTTAGCTACATCAGATAACGTAACATAACTACCCACCGTAGCCCCATGACTAGAATGTGTTATGGTAACTACTTTAGAAGCATTAGCTGTTGCTATAGGGTTAGTCCCCAAAGTAGCGGTAAGCCTTATAGGAGTTACATCATAATATATGGATGCGTGCTCTACATAAAACTTTACATTTGTCCCAACGCCTGTATAAACATTAGAACTTAAATCTACCCACTGGAATATTGATCTACAGACCCCCGTAAATGTTTCATCGCTAATCTTTCTCCAACCACCAATCTTTTCTGCATAGCCTTGACGAAAGCGCACTTTATCGCAATCGTGCCAACCAGCCTCATTAGTGTACTTGGTTATCTCACGATTTATACCCGGGTTAAATTCAAGTTTGCTTAATGGCATATTAGTATTTCCAAGCTACTGGGGTAGTCTCTCGCGTGTCTACGTGTACAAAACCTTTGGCAACACCAATACCATTAAACCCCATAATAGAAGCATTACGTATAATAGACATACGCTGTGCACCACCAACTACCTTTATGTCAGCAGCTATGCCTTGACTATGAGTTCCCGGCTTGGCTTTTCTAGCTTCAATGCTATGGTTAGGCGATCTATACCCACTAGTTATAATAAACGGAAACCCACACACCTCTCGCAGTGCATCAAGTTTCTGTAAGAAGTCAGGACACATCTCATTCTCACCAGTTTCCTGACAATTAAAATCTTCTACTTTAAAATACTTTAGGCTCATTTTTTTAGACTCATTAGTTTAGATACACCTTTAATACCAAAGCTAGAACTTATTGCAATAAACAATAAATATTGGTACCACTCAGGCAAACCAGATAACGCTACAAAACCTTGCTCTACACGATCTATAACAGTTAAATCATTTACCACTATAGCATACCCTACCATAAACACGGGTAGCGCTAATACAACCGTCCAAAATTCGTCTTTCCAGCTATGGGCAGAAGCATCAGCCATCTTAGCTTCCCATTCACCGTCATTCTCAATTACTTTGATTTTAGCCTTGTGTTTGGCTTGCTTCTCTTCGGCTTTGTTTTTTAGATACCCACCAGCTATATTAGCTATAGGGCCTATTAGGTGTTGTAACATATATACCTCACTTTAATGGGTTGTATAATTCGTCCATACCGTCCCATAAATCTTGTATTTCACGTTTTAAGACCTTTATCTCACCTTCAAAGCCTTCTACGTCTTTAACAACTAACTCTGCTTTTTTAACAATAGTTTGCATTTCTGTTACTGACTTTTCTACATCAGTAACTTGTTTCTGTATTAGTAACAAACCAGCTTGTTGGTCTTTAATAACTACTAAGTTAGTACCTAATTCCGCTAGTTTACCCTGTAATTTAGATACATCGTTAGCAGTAAGTTCTTGCTCAATAAGTAATATTTTCTCTTCTAACGGCACTATATCAGGTACTTGTATAGCTTCAACCGCTTCTAGACGGGAGTATAGGCTACTAGCAGTCCATACACCACCACCAATAGTAGAACCAATAGCTAATACTACAGCAATCCAAGCGCCTTTAAACGTCTGACCACCGATCTTTAGTTCGCTATCCTCAATACTCACTGCAGTCTTCTCCATACATGAAGCAACTATAACCTTGTGCTGTAGGGCCTGTTAAGTAGTATTCAGCCTCACTACCTGTAGCTAATACATCCGCTTCTGATACGTATAAGTCTAAACCAAAGTTTGAACCATTTAGTAACACAGCAGTAGCATTGTTGGTGTTTGCCCAACTCATTGAAACCCATTGATTGTTAACTGAATAAGACACAGTAGCTTGCTCTGCAGTAGTATTGTTGTTCTCAGCACCCTGCTCTAAGAAATCTACCGCCTCTTGGTTTTCGGCAACGGCAATGAATGCACTTGCATTATTGGCATGCGTCTCAATGTCATCTATAGACTGATTATATTCGGTAACTTCTTCTTGTGTGATAGTTAGAACTTCTTGATTAGCTGCTACAAACTCTTGTACTTCCGCTTCTTCATCCGGCGTAGCTGCAGTTTCAGCCATCTCCGCTACTTCTACAACCTGCACCATCTCAACAACTACTTCAGTAAACGTATCAATAGCGCTATCCATAAGCTCTAATTCTTGAGTGGCACGCTCGTTAAGTACATCTTGTACAGAACCATAAGGTAAGTATGTACTCATACCTGACAAAGCCATGTTATAGGCTTGAAGCTGCTCAGAAGTTATGTGAGCACTACCTGAAAGAGTACCATCAGACATACTATGCCCGTGATAAGAGTATTCTTGCGCTGCACCTACTAACTTAATTCCTCTATCAATTTGATCTACAATAGCAGATGAGGTATCAATTAAGTTGTCTAACTCACTGGAGTGAGCTACGGAACCTAGCACTAATAGAGGTAATATCATCATCTTCTTCATAGTCAACGCTCTCTCCAATCTTTAAAATTTTATTATACCAATCTTTGGTGTTTTTAGTGTAGTCAGGAATGTAAGTTTCTGGATTTTGTTTCATTACCAAAAAAGCCCTTTTACCAACTATAAGTTTACCATTAGACAATATAGGACAGGGAGTTCCCGATATAAACATACTTTTCCATACATCAACTGACTGACACATCCTAGCTACAGCAGCTACTTTCATACCTAAATCTGATAATAATTTACTATCTCTGCGGCGATCACAATTAGGATCAACTTCATAAGAACCACTAGATAGCCCAACACCTACCGTCTGTAACGACCCGCCCGACCCTTTTAAACACGTATCCATGCCATTAGACATGTAACTAGGACTTATGGCGCTGCCTACAGGCATTTCACTACTAGATCCCGCACCATTATATGTATTAGATACTGAATCATCCTGAGTAGTATTATTGCTAGACACCGTACTACCTTCACCATTATAGGTGTTTAAACTACCATCCTGCGCATTATCAGCAAGGGCACTAACCGCGAACAACCACAAAAAGCTGAACTTAAATAAATTTTTGACCAATTATATCTAGCCCCAAAATTAGTGGATATAGAAGCCATAATAAGCGTTCTATATTTTTAAACTTGTGCATACCCTGATCTAAACGCTTATCAACTGTATTTAGCTGGTACTGTATGTGTTCCATACGTAACGCGCATTCTTTCTCGTGAGATTCTATTTTGTATAGGGCTTCTTTAGTATCTTCCATGATTATGGTCTCGTCACGTTAGTTTGGTCTACTTGTAATACGTTAAATGTGTATTGCCCATCGGAAGAGCTAAGCCCCGCACCAACTTGCACACGCATCTCAACATTACCTGCACCACCAGAATCAGGCACTAGTTTTAATGTAGGTAAATTATTTTGCTTCCTTACAAGTAATGCACTACCTGAACCGTTTATTGGTAGGTATTCCGATATAGTGTAAGTTGAATCAAAACTTTCAGCGACACCTGAGTCTGGTATAAACGGCGAGGCTGTAACCCAAGTGCCGACGCTTTCAAATGCTGAAGAACTTACGTACACTGTACCACCAGTGCTACTAAACAACCCCGTACCCTCGGAACCATTGTCATAAACAATAGTTGTCTTATTTGTAGCGTCATCATAAGTGGCATTTTGAATTCTCTTTTTACTAGCGCCATCCGCTGCATCATCTAAATAACTAAAAGAGTCTATTTTATTTGTCTGATCCCCAGCTACCTTTATTAAGTACCAATACGAACTACTACCACCTTGTTTTGCATCTGCATCAGTAACTGCGCCAATGCTTGTACCTGTAGCGCCGGCTGACTTGCGCTGTACACGTAAAATTACACTGGCTAGCACCGGGTTGGTGTGTGTACCCGTACGAGCTAGTATACCTGAAATAGCTAGGTCTAATTCCTGAAACACCGTGTTGCCGTTACCATACAAATCAAAAGTGGCTACTGTCTCAGTGTCGCCCTCGTCTACGAAAATAGAAGGAGGGGTCACACCCGCGATGCTTGCGGAATCTGAACTACCCCACGGATATATTCTTTCAGAGCGCTTAAAATTACCAATAGTACCTACTAAAGTTCTAACCGCTTTGTTGGTAGCTACCTTTGTATCAGTGTTTGAACCAAAACAGTCAGTAATAATACTATCAACAGTAGCGCCAGAAGAAGCTAATCGTAAACTATCAATTCTGGCTATAGCCGCCTGTATTGCAGCGCTATAATTATTCTGCTCTACCACATTAGTGCCATCACACATCAAGTTTATTTGTTGTGCTGTAGGTACAGCTATGCCTGTGCCACTAGCAGTTTTTACAGTTATTGTCTGGCCCGTAACATTTATTACCGTGTATAACTTACTAGCAGTAGGTACTACAACTGTGCCCGCACCACTAAGTTGGGTACTGGTATCAGTTAGCGACAACACAGCATTTCTTGACTCTGAACTGGCCCCTTCGTTTATAGTTAAGGTGTGGACATTAGCTGAATCGCCCCCCTGTCCCCAAGTGTTAATTCCGGCTTTGCCTGATATAGCTTCTTCTATTAAAGTAGTAACTTTATCATTGATCGTAGCACCCCAGCCCGCATCACCTGTAGCAGGTTTAGCTAACTTTAATATGCTTGTATATGTGTTAGACATTTAATCCTCTCATCGTATTTGTATAACAGCACTTTCGTTTGTAAATGCTTGCCCAAAATCTACCTTAAAAGTTCCGTTAGTCACAGTCTTATCCGCACCAAAATCTAAAACCATAACACTGTTTTTAGAACCTGTATTCTGGTATATCAATGCACCTCTGGCGGTGAATGTAGAACTTGCCCAAGTTGCATCATTAAACGTAACGTACCCTACTCCGTTGCTTTCACCCACTGAGCTAACCGATAACGTAACGCCCCCCGCAGTATAGCCATTACCGTTAGCCACCTCACCTGTCAATCCCGTAGCCCCGTCGAAGACGCTGTATGCTTCCGTAGAAGCGTCAAGAGTAGTTGTATTAGTAAACAACGCTATGTTATAGCCCGTCGAGTTTAAAGTAAACGCATGCACACCTTGTAGCAATTGCCCTTTGAAACTATTAGTCAATACTTGTGAAATAGCCATTTATAATTCCTATTTTGGTTCCGATGGTACGGCTGGTGGCATAGGTCCAGCGGCTGGAGATTGTGGTCTAAACGAACTACTCCGCATACGTGTATTGACTGTATCCGTTAGTTGCGTCAAGGCCATAATATATTGTTCTTTATACAGTGCTTGTATATCTGGTTCAGCTTTCATAAACCTAGCAGCTTCAAATAAAACACCATTTAATAGGGCAGAATCATAGTTTTGACCCAACCAAATTTCGCTATTACTGCCTAGAGTCTCCGTTATAGACCTAGGTCTAAAGTGGTAGTCTACAATAATAGTTACGGAGTCGCTGTAGTGCGGTGCAAACCTTAACTCCAACGTGCTACCATATAAAGTTGAATCTTCGTTGCTATTGTTAGCCACTGCATAATATTCTATTCTGTGGGAGTCAGACGCTATTTCTGTTGTTTTTGGGTAAGCCTCATCCAAAAAATCTATAGCCTTATTTAGCAGTGCGTACCTATAATTGCCGGACCGTTCACTCGTCTGTATACTAACATTATGTACGTAAATACAATCTTCAGGTAAAATAGTGCCATTAAGAGTGCTACTGTTAAAATACGTTTTTGATTTGCGTAGTAGCGGCAGCCCTTTTGCGTAGTCATATATTTTTTGCTCAGCTTGTTTTGTAAACATTTTTAGCTGCGCGTCAGTAAAAGTCATCTCAGTGATGTCTTGTACATTAGTTTTTAATTCCACGTATGTCATAGCCATATTATTCTACCGTAACCGTTACTGTATGAGATGCAAGTTCTAAAAAAGTATTGCTACTGCCCACAGGGTTCCAACCCCACTGCACTGCTCTACTACTAGAGGCACTAGAATCAGCTGCCAAGCTAGTGTCTGGGCGGGTTACTCGTAATCCTTGTGGATCATGCACCGGATACTCACCTAACATGTTTTGTGGGTGGTCTTTGTCCCAACAAGAAGGGCACGCTAACAATCCTGTGTCTTTACGCTTTTCTACTACTCTTTTCATGTTTCGCAATTTCTCACGAAAGCCACATATATCACAAAAGCCGAACGCTTTTTTACCTGAAGCAAATCTAGCCATTATATATACCCTATGCGTGGTACAAACCTAGCAGGGACTTTAGTCCTATCTTCAGAAGCCGCCAGCTCAAATTGCTCGTCATATATGTCTTTTAACATCATAACCCTGCCAGACAACTCAGGAGTTTTCATAGCGATGTAGTATGCTAACCCTGCTACTAAACACGGTAAAAATCTATATGGCATATCAGGAGTAAAATTACCTTCTCCCGCATCTTGTATACGACGTAAATACCAATATTTTAGCGTGTAGGACTTATCTGGTACAGGCCAAAAATAACCTACGTTAGAGTCAGTACCACGCTCTAGGTACATTTTGTTTGGCCTACCCTCAGCGGTTTTGTTGGTTATGTTGGCATAATCGCTAACACTCATTCTGCTTATGGTTAGCGCATTTTGAGCTGTAGTTCCATCACCAGTGGCTTCTATTGTCTGTTCTAGAATGTCCACCATGTCTATGCCAGTTGCTATCGGAGTACTCGCAGTTCCCTTAGTCAAAACCTGACTACCTTCCGTTATAGTCCACATGTTTATTCCGCGGTTTGCCCACTCAATAGTAAGTAAATTCATAGAACGTCTAGCTGTTCTTAGGTCATACCCAGAACGCATCTCACGTCCGGCACGCTCCCACGCTTCTTCTGCGACTTCCGCAAAATTCATGTTAAAATCTGAAGTACCTGATGTAGCCATTATTTACCTCTACGTTTTAGTGACTTTACTCTACGAGGCTTACCTGCAGGTTGCCCTAAACTTTTCTTTTCTCTTACCTTCTTACTCTTCTCAGAACTAGACATCTCGCCTGACGTTTTAGGAGTCTTAGAAGATACACGTTTACTAGGACGACAGTATGGCGTACCACGACCATCACCTTTCTTTCTACCACAAGCCTTACCTGTACTAACGTCTTTCCAATCTTCCTTGAACCAACGCTTTAACGCAGCACCCTTCGCTGTTTTGCGAATCTTACCACCAGACTTATAGTATGTACGCATTACTTACCAGCCTTTTTCTTCCGGCATTTGGCTATAGCTCCAGACGCATACGCAGAAGGGAAGACCTTGTAGCTGGCCTTCACCTTCTTATAGCATGAGTCCTTTACGGTACCACCTTTTTTGTAGTACCTACGCATTAGCGCATCTTCGCTGGGCGTACGCCTTTTTTAGCAATGCCACATCCGCGAACCTTACCGCCTTTACCATAAGACTTAGACTTAGCCTTCTTCTTAACCTTACCACCAGCTTTCATGCCCGGCATAGGTGGCTTCTTAGGAGGCATACCCATACCCATACCCATTGGAGGCTTAGGAGCACCGCCAGCCATACCACCCATTGGAGCAGGAGCAGCAGAACCCATAGCAGCTTGTGGGGGAGTTGGTGGCTTAGGAGCACTAGTATTGTTCATAGCGCCTCTCATAGATGGGGTGGGCTTACTGTTGTTAGCCTTAATACCGTCCAATACTTTCTTTCTATTAGGATCCATTTTACCCGTCATAGAACCACCATCGTCAGCCATCATTTTCATTGGCTTCTTTTTGGCTTTCTTTTTCTTCTTTACTTTGCCGCCTTCAGCCATTTTACCTTTACCATCAGCAGCGTAGAATGGAACTTTCTTACCGTCCTTTTCTACCATATCTAAAGAGCCACCTTTTTTGTAGCCCATCATTTTTGTACCCGGCACTTTAACACCTCCAGCGCTTACGCGCTTGTCTTAATCTTGAATTAGGATCTTTAGCAGCTTTAGGGAACTGTTTCATTTGTCCTGCTGATCTAGCGCAATATGACTTACGTCTTGCTGCATCTTTACCTTTAGGATTTTTCCCTGTAACTGCCGTCTTTAATTTACTACCCGGATTATTTCGTCTGTACTTAGCTACACCTTTAGCAGTCATACCAGCACCAGATTTAGTGGGGCGCTTGT